GAGGTTCTGTACTGCGACACGCTGGCGCATGAGCACCCCGACAATGCGCGTTTTATGGCTGACACGGAGCGCTGGATCGGCAAGCCGATAATCGTTCTCAAGTCCACCGAATACGAGGATATCTACGATGTGTTTCGCCGCACGCGATGGCTGATAGGCGTCAAGGGTGCGCGCTGCACTACCGAGATGAAAAAGAACGTTCGCAAGGCATATCAGACGGTGGACGATCTGCACGTTTTTGGCTTCACCTACGAGGAAGGCCACAGAATCCAGCGGTTTCACCAGGAAAATCCTGAGCTAGATGCAGAGTTCCCGCTCTTCGCAAGCGGCATCACGAAAACGCAATGCCATCAGGCAATCAAGGATGCGGGCATTGAGCAGCCCGCGATGTACAAGCTAGGTTACAAAAACAATAACTGCATCGGCTGCGTCAAAGGGCAGTCGGGTTATTGGAACAAAATTCGCCGTGACTTCCCTGAGTATTTTGAGCGCATGGCGAAAATGGAACGCGAGCTTGACGCTGCGATCTGCAAGAAGGAAGGCGTGACCAACGGCAAGCGCTGGCGCAAGCGCGTGTTCCTCGATGAACTTCCGCCGAACGCGGGGCGTTACCAAGCCGAACCGGATATTGAGTGCGGGGTTTTATGCACGACCAACTAGGCTCACCTTCACGCGATCCGAACCTGAGCCCCGGCCCTGCTTTGAGTGACGGAGCTGAGCCCCGGTGAGCAAACTGATCCGCTGGATGGAGCAAAACACCCTGCCGCGGTACGAGCTGAACGAGTTCGCCCGGAAGTTGGGTGTGAGCGCCTCGCTCGTGACCTACTGGCGCCAGGGCAAGCGCAAGCCTGGGGCGCGGCAGCTGAAGAAGCTCGCGGCGCTCACGGGGCTGAAGATCGAGGATTTGCTGTGACGCGGCAACAGGCAATCAACGCGAAGTGCAAGGACTGTATTTATGACCCGAAGTCCGGCCTGGGTACTTGGCGCCAGCAAGTCGAGCTATGCCAGATCAAGACTTGCAGTCTTTGGGTATACCGCCCGAAGGCCAGGAAACCTATTGGTGCTGGCAAAACCCATGCACCGCAGGAAAATCTGGAGAAGGAAGGGGTGGACTAGGGGGCCTGACCTGCCACCCTTCCCGGTGTCGAGGGACTGGATCAGTGTCGACGAGCCTAACGTAGCAGTATGAACATCGCCGAACAGGGGGTCAATATGCCGAGATTGTGTAGCCATCGTCCTATAAGACGCCGGTTCTTACGGCCTCACAGCCAGTGCTCAGCCTTACTCGCCTACTTAAAGAGCGGCAAAGTCGTCACGACGCGCTTGGCGGTGGAACGGTGGGAGTGTTACCGGCTCTCCGAGCGGGTGCGGGAGCTGAAGGCGCGGGGGCATCGCATCGATTCGGCAATAGTGCGCATACCCAGTGGCAAACGTATTGCGGTTTACAGTCTGTCAGTGTAAAAATGACAACGGCCCAATTAAGGGCCGTGGCATGCGCTTACCAGGCGCGTGTTGGGTGTTGCAGGCACCGCCAACGGGAAACAGTCTAAGGTCTCCCGAGACGCAAATCAAACTCCTGCTCCCCAACATTCCCCTGAACTACGTATGCCGACCCGGTGGGAGGCAATTGCGTGATCCGGGTTTAAACAAGTCACGCTTGGTGCGACCGAAAGCGATAGCGACGGTAGTGCCAAACCACTCCGACCTTCGTGCGTTGGCATGGGGGGAGGGGGGGTGTTCCCTCTGCTCCGCTCTGGTAATGGGTGAATAAGAGAGGTTACCTTTAAATGTACAGGTGGTTGGTCAGGAAGCAGAAAGGCAAGATCCACGATCTCGATGAGCAGGGATTGACGTACTGCAAGGTCGAGAATAACGGAGATCATACCCGGAGAGGTCTATCAGCTCCGTCGCCAAACCCTCCGAAGGATCGAAAACACTGTTGGTGCTGCAAGCAAGTCAAGCGGGAAAGATTGCACGCGGCCACTATTGGTATGTTAGACGCGGAATATAGGGAGATTATGCGATGAACTGGAGATGCGATACGGACGGTATCTGGCGCCACGAGCCCTATGCGATCTATCGCTATGCGCGGGATTTCTCCTGCTACCGCTGGGGGGATAACCCCAAGCTTTTGGGCAAGTGCGAAAGCCTGCTTGAGGCGCAGTTACTTGCGAGTATTGACGCGGTGCTGCAAACGGATGATAAAGGGGAGCATGTGCGGTGAGAGATAAGTCACACGATGAGAGCGAGGTACGGCCGCTATCGGGGCTCCTCGCACGGCTCACTCACCCCGGAGAAGATCGAGGAGTTCTACCGCACCATCGATCGGATTCGCCGCCAAAGGCTCGACGATGACGCCCTACGAGAGACCGCGCGAGCACCTGCCGCAGATTCTGAAGGAGCGGGGCCTCACCGCGATGGGGGTCGAGGTGGGGGTATGCCGCGGGGAGTTCAGCGAGATCCTCCTCAAAGACTGGCCCGGATTCTTATGGTTGGTCGATGCGTGGGCACCTCTGGACGATTATGAGGAGCTCTACCCCCACGCCGATAACCTCAAAGCCTGTACCGAGCGCCTGGTCGCCTATCGCGAGCGGGTGGGGATGCTCGTGATGCCGAGCCTTGCGGCTGCAGAGACGTTCTCGGATGAGTCCCTGGACTTTGTCTACCTCGATGCCAATCACCGCTACAGCGCGGTCCTAGAGGATTTAAACGCCTGGTATCCGAAACTGCGCAAGGGCGCGCTCTTTGCGGGTGATGACTACGGGCCTATCCCGGAGCAGCCGGTCGATTTCGGCCAGGGACGCACGCTCTTTGGGGTGAAGCGGGCGGTCGATGAGTTTGCGCTGCAGCGCGGGCATAACGTCAGTATCGACCTCCTGGCGAACTGGGAAGTGAGCGGGTACCGGGCGCGCGGGTGGTATTTCCTCAAGTGAGGGATCTCATCATCAACTGGGGCGTGAATGCCTTCACCGGTTGGGGCCAGGTCGGGATGCAGTACGCCGCGCGCCTTAACCGCGATTACCGGGTGATCTGCCCGAACGGCTTTGGGCCCGCAGAGCTCATCGGCATGGACCCCCTGAAGTGGCCGGTGATGGAGTCGATCGCGCGCCGGGAGTGGGTGTACACGGATGAGTGTATCTGGATGGACCCGATCGGCAATGACTTGAAAACCCCGCACGCCCCGATCGAGGCGAAGCTTCAGGTGGGGCGGGTGATCGTCGAAAAACCCGATATCGGGCGGGCGTTTGAGTACTTGAAGCACTTTGACCTCTTGCTCACCGGTTCTAAGTGGAACCAAGAGCTCCTCGAAGCCGCAACGGGCAAAGAGGTGAGGCTCATCCACGAGGGGATCGATCCTTCGCTTTTCTCCCCCGCCGGCAAATCGGGGTGGTTCGATCCCGAGCTTTTTTACATCTACTCCGCGGGCAAGGTGGAGTTTCGCAAAGCCCAGGATGTGGTGCTGATGGCCTTCCGGCGCTTCTCGAATCGCCACCCCGAGGCGCGACTCGTGACCGCCTGGGGGAGCCCCTTTGCCGATATCGCGAACGGCTACCGGGGATTGGCCGATGCGCCGCTTTGGCTCAAAGAGAACAGCCAATTGGATATCCCGCGCTGGGCGGCGGATAACGGTATCGATCCCTCCAAAGTCATTGCCTTAGGGGGATTCCCTAATTTCGTGCTGCCGCAGATCTTGAACGAGATGGATGTGATGCTCGCCCCGACGCGGGTGGAGAGCTGCACGAGCCTGCCCGTGAAAGAGGCGATGGCGTGTGGGGTGCCGGTGATCTATGGCTATCACACCGGGATGCTCGATTTGGAGCGCGAGGGGCTGGCGCTCTATAAGCAAACCCCCATCCGCGCCTCGAGCGAGTACTTCTTCCCCTCGAACGATATCGACTGGTACGAATCGGACCCGGACGAGATTGACGAGGCGCTGGAGCGGGTTTATACCGAGCGGGCGAGGGATCATAGGGCTGCGCACTTTATCCGCACCGAGCGCACCTGGGAGCGCCACGTCAAGCATTTGAAGGACTGGCTTGAGGGCCCTTAAGGTCGATGCCAATCAGGCCGCGATTGTTGATGCGCTGCGCATGGCCGGGGTGTCGGTTTGGGTGATTGGGCGACCGTGTGATTTACTCGTCTATTATCGCGGGCGCTGGCAACCGCTCGAGGTCAAGCGTCCCGAGTGGAAGCGCCCGAGGAAAGATCAGGCCGAGCAGACGGAGTTTTTGAAGCACTATCAGGTACCGATCGTGAAAGATGCCACGGAGGCACTCCAATGGACGATGAATACCATCCAGAGGCGGTAGTTCGCTACGCGGTGTGGGGAATCCTCGTTTGGGTCATACTGGTGATCGCCTACGCCGTGCATAAACATGCAGCGCATTGAGAAGAATTGGGGGTATGAGGAGATCATCCACAACGAGGGCTACTGCATGAAGCTGCTCGTCTATACCCACCCCAAATCGAGTTCCCTGCACTATCACGAGCGCAAGCACGAGTGTTTTTATGTCGCAAGTGGGGTGTTTCTGATATCGATCGAAGGGCGGAATATGATTCCAGGCGAGGCGGGTCAGCGCGTGGTCATTCCCCCGCGCACCGCCCACCGGGTGAGTTGCCTTGAGCCCGGAACGATTGTGGAGGCGTCGAGCTTCGATGACCCGCTCGACTGTGTGCGACTGGTGCAAAGTGACCCTTGACTTCACCGGCCTCTCCATCTTGGTCGCCGGCGACCCGATCGTCGATGTGTACCACTGGGGGCACGTCGATCGGATGAGCCCGGAAGCCCCGGTGCCGGTCTTCATCGAAGATGGCCACGAGGCGCGCCCGGGCGGGGCTCACAACGTGGCCGAGCAGCTAAAAGCTCTGGGTGTGTCCGTGGCCGTTTACTGGCGCGAGGACGATAAATCGACCGAAAAACACCGCTACATGGTCGGCTCCCACCAGTTGATGCGCTTGGACCGGGATCGCTGCGTGCGCTCGTCCTTGGATTTTGCCGAGGCGCTCGACTATGACGCGATCGTAATCTCCGACTATGCCAAAGGGCACTGCACGCACGATCTCTGCCAGCACTTGATCCGGACCGGCATCCCGGTGATCGTCGACCCGAAGGGGCGCGATTGGGACAAATACCGCGGCTGCGCGGTGATCTGCCCGAATCATCTGGAGGTGAACGGCCATGAGGGCTTTAACTTGATCGAGAAGCGCGGAGCAGAAGGGCTACGCTACAACGGCATCGATTACCCGGCGAGCGCGCACCGGGTCTTTGACGTTACGGGCGCCGGGGATACCGTGGTATCCGTCATCGCCGCCTGTATCGCCAAGGGCTTGGATATCCCCACCGCCTGCCAATTGGCCAATCTCGCCGCCGGTTACGTGGTATCCGAGCTAGGAACGACGGTCTGCCCAATTGAGCGCTTGAGGGAGCTGTGCTCATAGGACTCGCGAACGGCTGCTTCGATGGCCTGCACAAGGGCCACAAGCACTTTCTCTCGCAGTGCCACAAACACTGCGACCATCTGATCGTCGCGCTCAATTCCGACGCGAGTGTGGCGCGCTTGAAAGGCCCCTCGCGCCCCATCCAAACGCTCACCCGGCGCTTGGATATGCTGCGCACCTATGTGGAGGCGGTGATCCCGTTTGAGGGCCGTATCGATCCGCTCATTATGGAGATGCGCCCGGATGTGTACTTCGTCGGCTACGACCATAACGCCTCCGACCTCTTCATCCGCAAGCCGGGCTGGAAGGAATCGGGCGAATGGGATAAAGTCAAGGTAATTCAGATCAGCCACCTCCCCGGTTACTCGACCACAGGGCTCCTCCATGCGACCGAATGAGATGCACAAACTCGCCCGCCAAGGCTGCCACGATTGCGATGCACCGAAGGGCTGGCACGATGTGCCGAACGTCACCGGCGATTACGATCTCGATGCCACCATATTGCACCGCAGTAACAGTGACATGCCCGCACGCCTGAAGCTCTACACGAAGGTGAATGCCTATGGCTATCGCACCGGGTATGGGGGGAAGAATTATGGAAGCGATAATTAAGTAATAGCTTTGGAGGGTTGATGGATACAGAGGACTCTATAGGGACTCCCGTACTCAGCCACAGTGAGGCCAGCGCGCTGGTGGGTTCGAGGATGCAGCTGATTCTCGAAAACTACGGGGCGGCGGTCGAGCATTTGCATGCCTGCGAGTCGGTTAGCGGCGTTGCCGGTTGGGCTTCGGCGGCTGAGGCGGCCGAGTTTTGGGCGAAGATGAAGGATGATGAGGCGGCGCTCACTGCGGCGAAAGACTTCAAAGTCCATTGTTACAGAGAATATTGGGCTTTGGCTATCAAGGAAAAGGGGCCGATTGCGAGGTGTGCGGGTCGTGGTAAGGGCCGATATCCTGGGCCGTCTAGTTGGTTGATGAGCCAAGGCTTAACGGCTAGTGAGGCCGGGACTGCCTCTCGTCTAGGGCGGATGTCTGAAGCGGATATTAAAAATCGGATGGGTAAGGGCCATGCCCCAGCGACTATTGCACGTCATATTGCACGTGATTTGGACGCGCAGTATCTTTCGGATATTTTGTCTCATATCCTAACAACGTCTCATTCTCGTACTTCGGCTAGTGTGGCGGCGTCCGTCATGAGATCCAGGCTTACTCAACTACCCAACAACACATTGAAACGACTGAGAGAGTGTATCGATTGGCTTGTTGCGGTGGAGAGCGAGTTATTGCGCCTCACGTCCCTAAAATCAGACGACTAGGCATTGAACCGTGGCAGGAGCGCCCATTGGTAATCGAAACAGAGCGAAGGACAAGCTCCTCGAAGCCGCCCTACGACGAGAACTTACTCAAGATCCTGAAGCAGCGCTTAAGATCGCGAAGAAACTTATCGGCCTGGCAATTGACGGAAACATCCTCGCGGCTGCATTCATCCGGGATACTGTCGATGGAAAGCCTCGTGAGCACGTACAAATCGATCAGACCATTACGGTAGAGACCGGCGATGCAGACAGCCTCAGACAACGACTCCTTACGGCTAGGTACGGAAAAAACCATGAATAGCCTGTTGATCGAATACGCAGACTTGCCAAATCACGTGTTGGTACCAACAGTGGTGTCTGATTCCCCCGTGGATTTCTCGTGGGATCGACCGCGCACGCGAGTGCCCGCAGAGCAAGACGACGGCTTACGAGCAAATTTCCCCACGTGGACAACATTGGGACACGCGAGCGCAGTATTCGTGGACGGGGGTCGTCTTACGCCGCCAACGGCGCATCGAGCACACCGTAGAGACCGGCGATGCAGACAGCCTCAGACAACGACTCCTTACGGCTAGAGATCCACGGCCTACCGTTCAATGATCTCCTTCCCGCCTGGGACGCCATTGACCGCCGAGGAACTGACATCCCCGCCATCCGCTGGCTCTGTCTCCATGATCGGTTCTATCTGCTCGTCAAGCTGCTACGACGCTATGATTGTTGGCATCAGTGGATATATCGAAGATGTCGGGAAGTCGAAACAAGCCCTGATGGATACTGTGATATCTGGGCCCGCGAGCACTATAAATCGACAATTATCACCTTTGCTGGATCGATACAGGAGATTCTGCGAAATCGAGAAATCACTATTGGACTGTTTAGCCACACTAAGCCAATAGCCAAGGGATTCTTAGCCCAGATCCAGCGCGAATTAGAGTCGAACGACAACCTCAAAGCCTGCTTCCCCGATGTCCTGTATCAGAACCCCGCCAAAGAGAGCCGCTCGTGGAGCCTGGATGCGGGCCTTATCTGTCGTCGCTCGAGCAACCCCAAAGAGTCTACGATCGAGGCGCACGGGCTGGTAGACGGGCAGCCGACCTCGAAGCACTTCCAACTGATGATCTATGACGATGTGGTGACCCTTGAGTCGGTGAACACCCCTGAGCAGATTCAGAAGACTACCAAGGCGTGGGAAATCAGCGATAACTTGGGGAGCGTAGGAGGGAAGAAATGGATCATAGGCACGAGATATCACCATGCAGATACCTATAATGCGATCACCACGCGAGGGGCTGCCAAGCTCAGGAAGCACCCGGCGACAGATACTGGGTTTATTGATGGCCACCCAGTTTTGTTTTCGGTAGGCGAGTGGGAACGAAAAAAGCGTGAGCAAGGCGAAGCGACTGTGTCATGCCAGTTGCTTTGCGACCCACTCGCCGGAAATGAGCGCATGTTCAGGGTGCCGCCGAAGATCTACGAGGTGCGCCCGATGACGTTGCTCGCGTACCTGATGATCGACCCGGCACGCAGCAATAAGCCAGAGTCTGCGAACACCGCTATGGTCGTGCTCGGCATCGATGCGGCGGGGAATAAGTACCTGCTCGATGGCGTCGCCCACAAGATGAACTTGTCGCTGCGCTGGCGCTGGATGCGGGATCTGTGGGTCAAGTGGAAAAACCATCCAGGTATTCAGGGAATCCATGTAGGATACGAGCGGTTCGGGGCTATAGCGGATCTAGACTATTTCCATGAACGCCAGCGGGTTGAAGAATATAGTTTTGAGATTAAGGAGCTCGAATGGCCACGAGACGGTACGAAGTCTAAGCTCGACCGCGTGCAGCGGCTCGTTCCCGATCTCGAACAGGGCCGTCTTTACGTTCCCCACAGAACGCATGAGGAGGATCGGCTTGCCTACCCGACCGATGATGGACGCCTCACCCGAATGCAGCGATCGTGCAAGGAGCAAGGTTACGAGTATCGCATCGCGAGGCCCATCATCCGGCTCGACCAGGATGACCGAAAGTACGATGTCACCGAGATGTTCAAGGCGGAGCTTGCCTTTTTTCCGTTCGGCGGCCTTTGCGATCTTATCGACGCTGCGAGCCGCATTTACGACATGGACGCCGTCGCTCCCGAATACGTCAGCCAAGAGTCCTTGGAGCCCGAAGTAGTATAATTATGCACCTGTGTCACCCAGAACGCGGGGCTGTGCCGATAAATATGCAGAACGACTGCATAGTGATGCGAGGGGAGATTAGGCCGATGTAGTGCCGGTCGTTTGGGAATCGCATCCGATGATTCTGCCGTTGCCGCAGTGCGCAACGCCTGTCGTCTTGCCCGCCTATCCCGGCACGGGGGTATTCCCCGAGACGATTACGATCAGCTGTGCGACGGCGAACTCGAAGATTTACTATACCACCGACGGCTCGACCCCGACCACGGCGAGTACGCTCTACACGGGCTCCTTCACGATCGCCTCACCGACCACGGTGCAGGCCATAGCGACCGCCCTCTACTTCGGCCAGAGCGCGGTCGGGTACTCGATGTACCTGCTAGAGACCGCACTGCCGACCTTCAGCCCCGTGGGGGGGACTTATACCAGCCAGCAGTTGGTGAGCATCTCGGATACAACCCCCGGGGCGGTCATCTATTACACCATTGGGGCGACGCCCCCGACGGTGACGAGTCCGGTGTATTCAGGGCCGATCACCGTGCCCTCGACCGAGACCTTGAATGCGGTGGCCTTAGCCTCGGGCTATATCCTCTCCGCCGAAGCATCAGCCACCTACACGATCACTATCCCCCAGGCCGCCACTCCGACCTTCAGCCCCGCAGGCGGCACCTATTCGAGCGCCCAGACCGTCACCATCTCCTGCTCGACGCC